TGCCTGATACTAGTGCTTTAGGTGGTGGCGGAATGAGTCCTGCGGATATGGCTGCTGTTATGAGGGGCAACATGGGTTACGGAAATGGATACGGCGACGGCTGGGGTGGCGGTTGCTGGTGGATCGTTCTGCTGTTCATTGCTATGATGTGGGGTGGCAATGGTATGTGGGGCAACAACGGCTTCCAGAACGCTATTGGTTATGAGAACCTTGCTACCTCTAACGAGGTACAGCGCGGCTTCGATAACCAGAACTCCATGGCTAATCAGCGTGATATTCTTGCTGCTGTTCAGGGTAACGCCCTTCAGGAGATGCAGAACAATAACCAGAACACCCAGTACATTACTGGTCAGGTTATGGACAAGTACAACGAGCTGCAGCGTGATATTGCTGGTGTGTCTATGCAGCAACAGCAGACTATGGCTCAGCAGTCCCAGTGCTGCTGCGAGACTAAGATGCTTATCTCTCAGACGGCAGCCGACCAGCGTTATGAGTCTGCAATGCAGAACAACGCACTCATGCAGGCAATTCGTGAGGAGGGCGCTGCAACTCGTGCACAGGCCGATCAGCGCTACATGGCTGAGCAGGATCGCCGAATTGCCAAGCTCGAGATGCAGAACGCCATGGCTGGTGTCGTGCGCTACCCGATGAGCACGGCTTACAACGCTGGCTTCAATCCGTTCTGCAATTGCGGTAATAACTACGGTTGCTGTGGCATGGCTGCGTAATTGATATTTTACACCTCCTTTAATGAGTCCATTGGATGACGTTAAAGGAGGTTTGAATGACCGAGGAAACGATTCGAGAGCTCTGGAGGGAGCACGATAGGTGCGTTCTTCGTGCGCGTGAACTTGGGGAGAGCGAGATTCAAATCCGTAAGGAGTGGAGGGAACTCCGCGATCAGATGGAAGAAGCTCTTGATGCTCTTCGTGAGAAGGAACGCGCTGCGTATAACGCACGTGAGGAGTATTCTCGCAGAGCTGGAAGGATCGGTAGTCTTTTGTCGATGTATGATGAACGATTCCGGGACTAAGACTGAGGCCGTGTGGGAGAAATCTTGCACGGCTTCTTTCTTTTTACACCTCTTTTAATGGAAAGGCATGCTGTCTACAATAAGGAGGTAAAATGATCAGCATCGAGAACGCCAAGAAATCGATAGAGGAGAACAAAGAGCGTCTTGAATTTCTTTGTAATGAGGAAGAAGCGTATAGCCGCTGGATAGATGATATTGAAGAGAGTATTGAGCAAACCAAGAAATCGCTCGAATCTCTTGAGAAAAAACTTCAGCAGCTTAAAAGCTATCTCGAAGATATTAAAGACGAGAAGCTCTATATTCACATCGAAACCTTGGAACTTAAGCTGCTCATCGCCGAAAGCAGTGGGCTTGGCATGCTAGACTAGATTGAAGCCGTATAAGGGATTTATATTCTTTATACGGCTTCTTTTTTTTTACACCTCCTTTAATAGTACAGGAGTGTCTTGTTGAAGGAGGTAAAATGGACTACGAACGGCCCGTTATGTCTACCAGCATTCCGAAGGGTGCGACGAATGTGAAGATGTCTCAGTTTAAGAGGCACCTCGAGCATATTCAGGAAGAGATTAATTCTCTTGAGAGTACGCTCGACGATCTCTATGCTGAGCAGGCTACACTCAAGTCTGCTATTGAAACGATGGAAAGGCATATTAACGAGTTGGATGAGATCCAGACAAGCCTGGATGAGATTTACTACAAGACGGCCTAAAGGATCGAAGCTGTGTGAGGAATTTATATTCTTTATACGGCTTCTTTCTTTTTTACACTCCTTTTAGTGAAGTAATCCACGGAAAGGAGTAACAATGGATGAAATCGGAGTGGTTTTTGTTGATGTTCTTAAGGCGATGATGTGGAGCGCTGGAGTTCTTGTTAGACAATTTGAACTTGGAAGAAATGGACAGCTTCCTGAGTTTGCGTCTAAGGAAGGAAAAGAAGCGATTCATCAACACAGAAAAGAACATAGAACAAAAGAGAAGACTGAGTCTAAAAAAGAAAAGCAATTTCCGATGGGTTTTGCTTAAAGAGATTGGGCTACATGCCCTTTCTCTTTTACACCTCCTTTAATAGGGTAAGTTCTGAACAAAGGAGGAATTATGGCACGTATTAGCAACCCGTTCTACATCAACATGATCTCACCCACACGAGAAGAGACGGCGATAACGTTGGCACTGTTGATTAATGCACACTTTGCACCCGAAGAGGAGTTGCAGAGTATTGGAGAATCGATAGGACTGACTGGCAATGTTCGCCAAGTCATTGATTCGATGGGAGAGAAACTTGATGATGATTGGGAGGAGATGCTAGAACAGGCGAGAAACATAATCGCCGAGATGAAGAACTAGCCTTACAAACAGATATTCTGAAAGTATTTTCAGGGTATCTGTTTTTTACACCTCTTTTAGTGAGAGAATAGGCTCTCATTGTTAAAAGGAGGCATTATGGTTATTAATCTTAACAAGCACGAGGCGAAGATCCTCAAGCGTCTGTTGGCGTCCGATAAGAAGGAATTCTGTGATACTCTTCATCACATGACGGATCGACTGGATTCTGGTAATTTCAGCAAATCCGGCTTTAAGAGGAGGGACTATCCTTCTCTTATCGGGCATACCGCAGACGCTGTCGCGGTAATCAACTCGGTGCTTAAGCAGATTTAACCATAAGGCCCTGTGATATTTTTTCATGGGGCCTATTCTTTTACACCCCTTTTGATAGGATTGGATCACTATCGAAAGGAGAATCATGAATGAATTGAAAGAACTAGGCAGAATGGTCAAGTGCATGATTAGCGCGAGATATCACATGGCTGCCACGGATATTAGCGATTTGATGGCGAAGCTTCCTTTCACAGATACTAAATTGTGGGAGGTTAGAAGCGTCTATCATTTGGTGAAAGTGTGTCAAAACTGCTATGTGATCGCGTTAATTTTGGATGACGAAGAAATGAGGACCGAAGCTGGTGAGTTTCTAAGTCAGATCATGATTGTATTGCTTAACATGATGGTCTGATCCAAACAAACAGATATTCTGAAAGGATTTTCAGGGTATCTGTTTTTATTTTCGAAATCCAAAAATTTCCCAGGGGGTGATTTTGAATGCAAATTCCATTTGAAGAAATTCATACCCTTAAACCCTCTAAGTGTCAAGATATTTACAAAGTAAACTTCTCAAACAGAGTCGACTTCAATAAAGCTAAGTATGTCTTGTCAAGATTGAATGTGCGATGGGCTGCTAATGAATTTACTAAAACTTTATATTTTTGTGGAAAGAGCTTGTTAAAAGAGAGTAAGAAATGATAACCGAGCGAGCATGGAAGAATCACAAATGGGTTAATCGAAAACGAGGTCCCAATGGTGAGTGGATCTACGATTATGGTAATGGATATTCTAATTCTAAGACAGCTCATATAAAGAAAGCAAGCCAGACTCATAATTTAAGTGCAAAACCTTATGAAGCACAAGCAAGATTGAAGAACGCTTCAAATGATATTCGAAAGCAGAACGGTAGTAACACCAGTAAAGCTCGACTCAAAGTGTCAAATGACACTCAAGAACAGAACAGCAGTAACACAAGTAAGGCTCTACTCAAAGTATCAAGCATTCCGAGAAAAACCGTTGCTAGCGGACAAGAATGGATAGCTAGAGCTGTTTTACGTCAAAACACATAGCAAGGAGAAAGTCATGTCTAGAAGTCGTAAAAAGCACCCTCTCATTCAATGCGCGGGACACAAGGGCTTCAAAAAGATATTTAATAGACGTTTTCGTCATAAAAACGATTTAGACTTTCCATCCGGTAACGCGTATAAAAAGACTAACGAATCTTGGGAAATTTGTGATATTTTGATGGGCTATTTTAGCAAAGACGATATTCCAAACGAAGAACGTAAATATTTTTATAGTATGAAATGAGTTGTTATGACTTTTGAAGAAGCTTTTTATTGGGCGGCTGCTTGGTATAATGGGTATGGCGACGATTTTGACATAGTTATCAGATATTTAAAAACACAACGTTCAAATCCAAATCATAAGAAAACCATATCAAAACCACAATTCATAAAGTCTGATGGATCCACACCAGAATTAGAACTGTTTTGGATGATATTGGTTGAAATGTACGGCGATTATGGAACATCTCCTCGTTCGGGGTGGCTGTATGTAGACGAATTAGACGAGTGTTTGAATCATTTGTCTGAGATACGTCGCAAAACCTGGATGTCAGAATTTGAATATGATGTGTAGCATGCTAATTCGGTAATCTATGAAATGAGAGGTTCCATAATGAATTTTGCATCAGCGTTGTTTGCCATGGAGAGAGGTCACAAGGTTAAGCGTTCTCATTGGAATGGATATTGGCGTCTTGAAAATGGAGAAGTTTTGATTCATTGCGGTGACGGACGAGAACTTAACCTTCGCGACTCTGAAGACATGGTATATACTTTACGAAATATTTCCTGCGATGATTGGTTAATTATCGATGAGCGTAAGCCGTATCTTCGATAAGATTTACACTTTTTAGCAAAGACAATATTCCCAAAGGGTCTCGAAAGTGTTGGTATACTATGAAGTAATAGGAGACAGTTTGTGTATACTAAAAGAGCTCTTCCAAACACCAAAAAGGATCAATCTGAATGGATATATACTGCACAGCGCTTAGCCAGAGGATCTAGAAAAGGACTCACATTAAACGATCATCATGATTGGGATTATTATAGACGAGTTAATGCGAAAACAGTTACTAGTCAAAACGGCAAATATTCGCAACATAGAAACGCTCTTTTGGGTCCGGATTATATAGATCGCCATAATAAATATAAGACTCAGGGCGATTTACGTGCTGGTGGTAAAAGCGGAAGAGAATGGGAAGATCACAAGTATTTATATAAAACAAAAACAAAAAATGGCACAATTCGATATGTCTATGAGCTTCCTGATAAATCAAAAGTATCTTATGAAGAAGGCTCTGAGATGGATATAATGGCCGAAGATTCTGGTAGAGGAAAACATCATTCTAATAGATATTTAAAAAAGAGAGAACTGTTCGACGAGGTGTATCCACACAAACTTCATATGGCTGTAAAAGAACTATCCAAAGGTAGATTTAACAACGCGCGTAAGTTTGGAAACGAATTCTTACAGTTAACACCCACTGCAATTATGTTAGCTGGAACTAGGGTAAAAGACGCCGCTCTGGATGTTATTGATAGTGGAAAAGCTTTTTTAAATAAGTTTCGTTAATTTTTTACACCTTCTTTAATAGGTATCAGTTCCTATATAAGGAGGTTATTATGGATTATTCGCAACTATTGGAGAGTACTGATTTGTCCGAATTGTTGGAGGAAAACGAAAGAACCCATAGTGTGTTGCTGATGGCATCTAAATTAGTGCAACTTAATAGTGTGCTTAGTGATTTATTTATGAGCATTGATGACTTGGGTCTAGACGAAGATTCAGAAATTCTGGATGTTCTGGATAAACACCTACGCGTTCTGGCTATTGCTGAGGGTGAGATGCAGTCAGCATTCTATGAAATTCTTAAGTATATCGAAACGGACGAAAATATTAGATATGAAATAGGAAAGACGTTCATAGTACGAAATATGCAGAACTGATATCCTATTAAGAAAGGGTCTTGTTGATCCTTTCTTTTTTGTTTGAACGGAGATGATATTTTTGTACTTAGCACATCACGGTATCAAAGGTCAGAAATGGGGTGTTCGAAATGGACCGCCTTATCCTTTGTACAAAGCGACAGTGAGTCGTTCGTATGGTAAAGCTAAAGTGAAAAAACCAAAAGTATCAGCTTTAAAGGTCGCAAAACTTCTGTATAATAGTCTTGACACGTTCGATTATGGTTGTATTATAGATGGCGTTCGTTATGATGAAAATCATTTAGATGAAGTCGATTGGAAAAAATATAGAACGTCTCCAACAAAGGAATTTGAGAAAAACAAAATAGGCGTGTGTTGGGACTTTACAAATTATCAGCACGAAAAGCTAACCGAAGCCGGTATTCCGAACAAGACCCATATGCTTGTTATGGAAACCGAAGACGGCCCTGTAACTCATACGTTTACAACCTTTACTGACAAAGTAACAAATCAAGAATATTGGTTGGAACAGTCTTTTTACAAATACAGAGGAATTCATAAAATAAACGATTTCAAAGATGTCGTATCGATAGTCGCTAAACATTATGACGAATCTGGAAAACGTCCGTTTGATGTTTATGAATTTTCTCCAGATGGATTGGATAAGGGTCTTTCCGATCAAGAATTTTTTGACAAAGCTACATCCAACGATCCAGTCTATCAACGAAAATAGTCTTTATATTTTTCAAGGAGTTGACAAAAGTGATTGTTCTTACCAACAACGGTTGTTGCTAATTACGATTATGTTCATAAAGATGGAACCCGTGAAGTAAATCCAAATCGTAAACATTAAATGAAGAAGATGCGTAACAAAACACAATGATATTTTCGAAAGGAGGTGAAAGCAATGTATCTAGCACATCATGGTATTAAAGGTCAGAAGTGGGGTGTTAGACGTTACCAGAATCCGGATGGAACTTTGACGGCTAAAGGACGTCAACGAGCATTAGAATCACGTAATATTCGTCGTAACAAACCTCATACAGACGATGTGAATGATATTGTTCGTACTCTTTCGAAAAAAGAACGAGATTTTCTTGGAGCAGAAGAAGGTAAAGACTGGATTGACAAAGGAGTAGAACGAGAGACCTTGCAAAACAAAGCGGCCACCTTTGTATCAAAACATAATGATATTCCGGTATCGTTTGTCGAAGTATGGACGAACGGCGGTGACGTCGGTCAAATAGCCTTGGCTACAAGAAACGACCCTAAATACCGTGGTAAAGGTTATGCCTCTAAAAATGTGGAACAAGCTTTAAAATGGTGTGATAGATACGGAAAGACCTCTATCAAAGAGTTGGAATGGATCGCAGATCGAAACAACAAAGCCTCTGTCGCTCTAGGAAAGAAATACGGTTTCGTTGAAGACGATCCGAATAAGCATGGACATAACTGGAAAAGTGATTATTCTAAAGATTACGCAATAATGTATAGACCTGTAAAGAGATAGCTTTATATTTTTTACACTCTTTTTAATGGTATTGGCTACCAAACGAAAGGATGTAAAATGGTGGTTCGCGATGTATATTTGTTGTTCACAATACTTGGATTTAGGGAGATTTCAAAGGAAAAATATGAAAAGAAACTAAGTAAAGGTTATGATCACAATGTGTGCTCGAATGAGCTATGCGAAGATCGTAGCGTTACTTGGTCGATTTATATATGCTATCCAAAGATAGTTCCCGAAGATAGAGTGATGGACGAATTTTATACGAACTACACTATGTATACTGGAATCGTATGATAGCCATAGAGAAGGCATACACATGCTTTCTCTTTTTACACTCCTTTTAATGGTATTGGGTTATGTTGAAAGGAGTTGTAATGGTTACGTTAGAGTTGACTAATTATCAGGCTAGGATTCTTCGTACGACTTTACTTAGGATGAAGAAAGGTCTCATCGATGGTGTTGATTTTTTGGAGCATCATCGAGACAAAGACTATACAGAATCCGAAGCGTACAAAGGAACTAAGAAGATGATTGAGGTTCTTGGTGTAGTAGCTGAGCAACTCAAAAACGAAAAGTAAACCCAACACACCCAGAGGATACATGTCCTTTGGGTTTTTACACTCCTTTTAATGGTATTGGGTTACGTTGAAAGGAGATTGTAATGGAGAAAATCTACTACGTATATACGTGTGAGGATGGAGACAGCTTTCCATATCAGCAAAGGAGACTTGGACCGCTAGCCTATCGTTCTTTGAAGGCGGCCTGGAATGAAGTTGAGAGAAGAGTTAAGAACTTTCTCAAAGATTATCATGATGGGATGATCCTTCTAGACAATGAGTACAGCGTTCAGATAAGCCCCGCTGCTAGGTATGTTGTTATATACTATCGAGACGCGTATTTTCCAGATAAGGAATTTTCTAAAATTTACGGAATCGACTACTATTTCGTAATGGGTTAATATCGCTATCCCAAGGAGCACACGCTCTTTGGGTTTTATTTTACACTCCTTTTAATGGAAGAGTCGGCTAATATAGCTCGAGTCACATGAAAGGAGGTGATAATATGACGATTAAACAATTGGTCGAGTGGGCAACCGAACACGGTTACGATCTCGAGTCCACTGTATTCAACACGGAAGTGATTCCGGGCGATCGGTGGGGAGAGGAGCGTGTACGAATTTGGTCGTCACCCGACAAGTGGGATCTCATTTATGAGTCCGACTTCGAGGATGACTGAAGCTAATTATGCCGACTCTTTTGTTTTTTTTGACAGGAATTAATAGTTGTAAAATTTTTAAGTTTTATATTAAAACCTTCAAACCTTAGGAGTTGATCCACGTGATTATTCTTACCAATAGTACTAGCCTTACGCTTGGTCCGGGTCAGTCCGCAACCTTTGATACTATTCGACTGCAGACCAAGAGTGGTGCAGAGTGTTTTCGTCAAGGCTCTGGTACGGTGCTCTTAGTTGCTCGAAACGCTATCTACAACATTGCAGCAGGAGGTAATATTGGCGCAACAACTGTTGGCAATGCTAATCTTACCGTATTTCTCGACAATTCTCCAATGACCGAAACTTCTATGAATCATGCGACGGCAACTGTTGGTGATACTAACAACGTTTTCCGTGAGACTTCGGTTCGGACTTGTTGTAGGTGCAATGTTGCAGAGGCCATTACACTTGTAAATAATGGCGATACTACAATCGTTCTTGAGGACCCAATTTTAAAGATAGGTAGGGTTGCTTAGAATGACTGTTAATATTCCGCTTGGATTGATATTCCAAACCATACTAACTAGCGCAATAGGATGGGCTATCAAGCTTGTGCTAGACTCATTAAAAGCATATCAAGATGAGAGCAAAGCTTGGCGAAAAAGTATGGATAAGAAGATAGATGGCGTTACTGATGCTACTCAAGCAACTATGCGAACGACCATTCTTCATTATTGTGAAAAATATATAACTCGAGGGTGGGTTACAGCAGAGGAATTAAATTCGTTGCTTGACATGCATGAAAAATACATTGTAATAAATCCGCATAATGGTTTTATTAACAGCTATGTGGATCGTGTGCAGAATCTCGATCGTCGTGAAATTTGATATTTTTTACACTCTCTTTGATAGGTTAGGAAACTATCAAAGGAGGATTCTATGTTTCAAATTAGTGTCAAGGAGACATTCCGTGGAGCTCCGGATGCGAGTACTGAACAGCTGAACTTTAGTTCATTGATGACGTTTCGTCTTCTTGACGACGTTAATGCGTACATTAAGCAAGATATTGAAAATCTTGAAAATACGTTTAATGTTCTCAGGAAAACGACACTAGTTGACGATGAACTGATTGTTCTAAAAGTGTTGTATGAACGTCCGGGACGTCATGGTAGGCGTCTCCGCAGATACGAAATTAGAAAACAGCAGAAACAAATTTTTCTAGTTTCTTTAGTCTAGAAATTGGTAAGAGTCGCTATCACAGGGCTCTTACCTTTTGTTTGTATTTTTGATAGGAATGGGAGACTTATGCCGAACATAAAACAAGCTCATAAAGCTAAAGTAGCGTTTAAAGTTTTTATGCACGATTTAGAGCATGGCGCTGTTTGGCGTAGAGATGACTATGTCACTAGACGCACTGCATCTTTTCATGATTCGGATACAGACGCCATAGTAATCGTCAGTGTGTATACTTATGAAACCATCTGGACTTGGGAAGCTCAGATATTTAAGAACAATCAAAAGTATACAGCAAAAGGCACGTCCAACCACGCAACGTGGGATGATGCCGCAAAAGAGGCTTATAGCACTCTTGTGTCAAAACGTTGGCTGTAACGTGTTTATATTTTAAAAGGAGTAAATAAATGTCAAATGTTGAGCAGGCATCAATGTCGACTCTTTCTCCAACGCAGAGATATAGCCTATCTTTAATGAGTGTTCCAGAGCTAAAGATATATTCTCAAGAGATTCGACATAAATGTCACATAACAAGAGAAAAACTCTTCAACATGGTTAGGCGTTACTATAACCAGGGTGTCTCTTCCAATTTCATAAAAGAGAATGATATCATTGCCTTGGCTACTCAAGCAAAGTCAGAAAAAGAATTATACGACGCCATCCAACGACTGCTTCTGTCTAGAAAAAATGAAATAAACTCGGAGGAACGATAATATGATTAAAAAAGCAGCCGTGTATACCGGAACCAGAAACATTTACGAAGACATGCTTGCTTCGGCAAAGTCATTAATAGCTCACAGCGATGTGGAGAAAGTTCATTTTCTAATAGAAGATGATATTTTTCCATACGAAGTTCCTAAAGATTTGATTGAAGTAACTAACATTTCCGATCAAACGTATTTTGCACCAGACAGCATAAACATGAACAGTCGTTTTACTTATATGGCTTTAATCAGAAGTGCATTTAGTGATATTTTTCCAGACTACGAACGTATTTTATCACTTGATTGCGATACTTTTTGTCTTAGAGATGTGTCGAAACTTTGGGAACTCCCTATAGATGACTACTATTTTGCTGCTTCACGAGAGCCTCACCGCTGTGTTGCGAAAATGTTGTATACGAACGTCGGTGTGTGCTTAATGAACTTAGAGAAGATGAGAGAGACCGGTAAGGGTGAAGAGTATGTAGATGTTCTAAACAGACAAGAATTCACCTTTATCGATCAAGACTGCATGAACTATTTGTCCCAAGGTTATATTTACGATATGAATAGCGAATTCAATGCTAACGAATATACCATATCGTGTCAGAATCCTAGAATTCTACATTTTGCTGGCATCAAGTCTTATGTTTGGCACAAGAATGAGTACTATAAAAAGTACCACAACGCCTCATGGGACGACGTTATGGCAGAGCGAAAACTGAACCTTGACTATCCAAAGTAGGATGAAAATGTTGACTGAAAAAATGAAGAAACTTATCACTCCGGGATATGGAATCAAAGGACAACGATGGGGTATTATCGCTGGACCAGACAAAAAGATTACAGATCCAGATTTGATTGAAGCGCTAGATAAGTTATATGAACTAGATGAGAAAGAGTTCCTGGCAAAACAAATGGATATTTTGGAGGACGAAAATGGTAAACAAGACTAAGAACGACACGGCAATTATTGACGGGATTGAGATTCCTAACGAAGAGCGTCAACCCTGTGAAATATGGACCCGAGTCATGGGTTACTATCGGCCGATTAGTAACTATAACACCGGAAAACTTGGCGAGTTTCATGAGCGAGTAGAATTTGCGGAGCCTACCTACTAAAGAGAATGATATTTATGACTAAAAATGTTTTGATTGCTGTACCAACTTTCGAAAACATTTCTCCGGATACTTTTAAGTCAATTTTTGATCTGAAAAAATCCCAGGGGGTAAATTTAGACTTTGAATTTGTACGTGGTTATGACTGCGCTAGAGCTAGAAATAAAATAGCAAAGAAAGCCATAGAAGGTTCATACGACTATCTTTTGATGGTAGACAGCGACATAATAGTTCCATCTAACGCGGTTGATATTTTCTCAAGCGTTGATCACTCTCTAATTCTTGGATACAGTCCGAGAAAAGATGACGAGACTATAACAGAGATTTATAGTCTTGGATTTGGTTATCGAAAAGAAGCCAGATATTCTTATGAAGATCTTCGTAATAGCGAGTCCGACTTCATTCAAATCAATGGCGGAAGTTTTGGATGCGCTTGGATTTCTGTAGATATTTTCTCGAAACTGAAGTATCCATACTTTCAATACTTAGAGTATCCAGACGGAGAGCTGTTTAGCGAAGACTTATATTTTTGCAATTCAATACAAGGTGCTGGAGACAAAGTCTTTGTCGCCACGAAAGTTCCATGCAAACATATTGGTAGACAGATAGTGGGATGATGAAGCGTGAGCATCTACATGGTTCTATTTATATTAATTATGTGGGTTTTCGTAGTAACATTAAATCTTAAAGATTAAGGAGACGTGCCATGTCTATGTCAAACAAAACTTATGATATTCTTAAGTACATCGCTCAGATAGTTCTTCCGGCTCTTGGCGCATTATATTTTGCGCTCACGAAATGGTGGCCTCTTCCGTATGGCGCTGAGGTTGTTGGAACCATAACTGCTATAGATACCTTCCTTGGAGCTCTTCTTAAGATTAGCAGTAACAACTATGAGGGTGATGGCGTCATGTTTGTTGATGATTCTGATCCCGAAAAGAGCGTTTATCGAATGGAGCTTAATTCCGACATAGAGCTTCTTGGCGAGAAGGATTCTGTGACCTTTGCTGTTAAGAAGGCCATTCTTGACAAGTAGGTGGTTTAAGTGAATTATATTTACGATCCACAGAAAACTTCTAAATACGTTTACGATCCGTATTTAGAGCATTTCGATTTTAAACTGCCTTTTAAGCTAGACTTTCCAAAACTTCCAAA